CGACGCCGACTTTCAAGTTGTCTGTCGATACCAGACCGTCAAAGTCTGCACCAGTGGCAAGCCACGCACCCAAGTAACCCTGAAGAAACGTGCGCGCCGCCCTTTCAGCAACATCCTTAACGAATGAGGTAGCCATAAACCCTCCTTATGGTCATATCAATTTTACCAGTTATGCAAGCGGAGCGGTGTTGAGTAGACCATAAGTTGGGTCATCAAGAATCAATGGCAATTCGTTGTAGGCTTCGTGGTTCAACACGAAACCCATCGGCTTGGTTTTCTCAATTATGGCGACAACTTCTGGTGAGGTATCTCCGTTCTGGGAAACGCCAGGCGTTTCTGACAAGAGCGTGTAAACGTTTATTTGAAAGAACTGTCCACCTGGGAAGACCAGAACGATTTTTTCTCCACTCAAAACCTGTTTTGTGCATTCTTTGATTGCTTCCAGTGTTCCAGCGTTTCTGCCAAAATATGCGTTTTTTAGTTGCCAGGTAATCGAGTCTTCCACATTTTGAATTGCTTCTGTACTTGCGCTACTCGTGACGCTGCGATAAAGGGGCGTTCCATTAAATTGCGAAAGCCAATCAACATAGTCTATGTCTACGTATTCTGGATTAATCAATTCGCTATATCTAAAATCCGCGTCCTCATTTCTAACGGAAATTTCACTGGAGAGGTATTCGTAAAATCGTCTGTATAAAACGGTTGACTTATCAGCAGCATTTGTCAAAACGTATAACAATTTTGCAAAAGGATAATTTGGATACTCCTGAATTTTATCTTTGTCATAAATAAAACTTGGCACAAACTTTCTCATGTTTGCAACGAAGGTATTGAGCGTAAAACCTAATTCATTCATCAAAATTGGCGTTGACAAATAAAAGACCTGTCCGCCGTGATTGCTAATTGTTATCGAAACCTCGAATTGGAGTGGAGCCACACTGAGGTTGTTAAGACCCACATCAATTACAGGGCTCCAACAACCAGTCCAGTTATTGATTGGAATTTGCTGATTATGAGATTTACTTTGTCCAGACAGAACGTTTACTACGGTAACGCTCACAGATGCTTCAACATTGGCTCTTACCTGACAATGAAATTGGGCCCTACTGCCATTTAGTGAATTGTCCGAAGGTTGTATATCGTCTAGGGATATCACTATTGGAGTGATGTCATCTAAGGGCTGGATTTTAAATGAGTATTGAAGTGGGTGAACATACACATCCGATACGACAGAAATTGTTGCACCAGAAACTGTCCAATCATGAGAGTACGTTTCTGGATTTACAAATAAATTATTTTCGTTTTTTGCATTGAGCGAGTTTTTTATCGCCAATACATTCCGTGTCGGTGTTTTAATTATCATGACTAAACCGCAAATGAATTAAGGGTTAACACGACCTTTTCTGATTGCAGATTTAACAAACTGCCTTTATAAAAGTAGTTAATATCCGAACCCGAAACGCTTCCCCAACCTGGCGATAAGCCAGCGCTTGTTCCTCCGGAGGCGTACGTGCCTGAAGCGGCTGCATTGACCAAAGTAAAGGTGTTTGTCGTTCTTGCAATAACAGCCGTCGGTGTGGAGGTGTTCAGGGTTTCCGGAGTAACTGCGGTAACAGCGGCCATGTCCCCAACCGAATATTGATGATTATTTGATGTGTAAACGACATTGTTTCCAGACTTCACGGCGTTGGTAATTGCCATTCCGGAATACGTATTGGATATCGTTAGGGAATCAATACTATGAATTGCTGGATTGGCGTAAATTGCGCGCAAAACGTCGTTATAACGCAACTTTTCTTCCTGTGATTGAGAGTTTGTTGGAGAAAATTCTTGCGTCAGGTTTCGTATCATCATTGTTTTTACTGCGTCAGTATCGTAAGATGAGTAATAATTCAAGGTTGCAACGATTCTAAAATTCAATAGCGTTGAGTTTGATACCCCTATTTCTAATCCAGCAACACTCCTTTCTGCTACGTCATCTTTAATTTCTGTTAATTCCGCGTTCGTTAGGTTTCTTTCTGGACCGTAGACAAAAGCAACGACTTTTCCAGCAACTGGTGCATCAGATAACTCAAATCCGCCATCTTTGTCCGTAAGGTCATATACCTTGCATCGCTTAACCAATGATGGGTATTCGGCAAGGATATAATTTCTGAGTTGTAAAGCGGTTGTTACAGCAGAAGACATTGACGAAAGATTAATGACGCTTCTGGACAAAAATTCGTCCAATGTTTCCGCATTTTCACCCTGAACAAAATTACCCGCGCTTTTTGCTGAAAATAAAACTTGAGAGAAAGAAGTTATTGCAAGGTCCGTATTTGCCGGTATCGCTGGCAATACTCCGATGTTTCTTGCTGATGCGTTAACTGTTGCAAAAGGCAACGGGTCGTTGATGGCGTTGGCTGTAATTTCAAGTGCTTCTACTGTTTCAAAGGCATGAGATACGATTGTTTCGCCATCATCGGTGGTGGCATTGTATGTAAAAATTGTTCCCGCTGGAATTATTCCACCACTATTTGAGTTTGCCGTGAGGGCAACATCCATGGTGGCTCTTTTTCCGTCAACATATTTGGTCCCAAGCATCTTGCCCAAGCCCAACATCAAAGAATCAGGGAGCCTATTTATCGAACCAATGTTCAATGCCGACATAAATGCAAACGCTTGAAACATGGCGTCTTCAATCGTCCCTGGTCGTAAATCAAAGTCCGGAAAAACAGTTCTGGCCACCTCAATCGAATCGAGGTAAATTTGTGCTGGCGTAATATCCAGAGGTCTTAAATTTATGTACGGAGTAAGGTCTGCGCTCATTGTTTTACCTGTTGTATATGAATCTTACATTTACTGAACCAAGTTCTTCGTCCAGATTGGTATCAACAGAAACTATTGACACCTCGGGCACGAATTTGTTGACGTTAATCAACAAACTGGCTGGGTTCACTGTTGAAAAGGATGGGTCTGCAACCCCAAAGTCCGGTGTTAGTGGCAAGATGAACGGTTCAGTTAGTAGACAAACACTAATCATCTGACGAATGTAGTCATCCGTCCCCTCCTTTAATGTCTGCAGTTTTCTGTTTCGAGTAAATGCAATCGGAAATTTGAGTGTGTCCATAAATTAATCCGTCTGTTTAAGCGTGGTAAGGTTTATGTTTGAAAGAGACAAGGCAGCACGAAGCGTGTTTATTTCTGACTGCAAGGCATCTATAAGGGCATTAAATTTTTCAGTTCCTGTAAAAATATCAAGTTTTGTATTAAATGCACCAAGTATGTAGAGGTCATTTAGTTCCATGTTCAAAAACGTACAAAGAACCCTGTCGTTTGGTTTGAGTTTAAGACGTTTCGAATTATTAATGTAATGAACTTGGTTGTAGGTACAGCCAAGTTCCTTGACAAAGATTGTCGGTAGGCTGTTGTTCTGTGAATCGTGATATCGCACGATTCCTTCATAAATTGCCCCAGGCTGTAGGGGGTGAGAAGAACCCTTGCCCCTATTGACTTGATTTTGTCCTCTCATACGAATGCCTGCTGTTCTCCATTGGTTGTTTGAGCGGTTTGCGTGTACTTAGGGGTTGGATTGGCGGCGTGGAGACCTTCTACTGTTGCCCACTCCACAGAGCCAGGATAAATTGTACCAACATCTATGTGTTTAATTTTCTTTTCCTGTCTTGGTGGGGTCGCAAAACTGATATTTACTGGGTCGGAAACCATTTCTTGATAGTCAACAGATGTAATTAAAAAATCATCTGTGTGCCAAGGGATATCTCCAACATTTACTGTCATCCCAGGGCGCAGGCGAGTTCCATTTAATCGGTCGACCACACATGAACCATCCCCCTCCATGGGGTCATTCTCCGCTTTGTGCATAGATGGCATTTTCATCAAAACAAAACGATTGTCTGGTATTCCATTTACTTTTCTTGCCGGGTAGTGAAGATAGGTAACTTTTCTTTTCTCTATAACAGTTTTATTTTTCTTTTTATTGAAATATGAGTGGTCATATTCGTCGTGTCCCCACTTGTACATCAGCCATTGTTGTGTGCAAAAATATAATGTTCCGTCCTGCTCAAAAATAATATAAGGATTCTTGTCTTTGTCTTTTGATTCGCTAGCAAGTCGAGTCAAAACGTCCCAAAGAGAATCGGCCTGTTGTTCTCCGTCTGCTTGGCTTATTGTTTTATCTTTTGTGGTCGGCTGAACAACAGCAAGCAGTCCAAATTTTTTTGCTGCAGCCTCAACAAAATGATGATTTTCGCCCTTAATTGCACCGGGCTTCCTAAACCTTTTCATTTGTTGAATCGCTTTGGTATATCCCTGGATTCTCACAATGGGAGAATTCCCCTGAGATTGCTCTATTGATACATCTGCGACCTCCATGAAATATCCCAAAAATAAGCCGCTTGCAATCGCATATTGGTTTGGTAGTAGTAGTCGAGCCGGATTGTGACTTCTGTAGATAAATGTTTGTCCAACCTGAAAATAATTTTGCCTAGTCATTTCAAGGCCAGGGTCAAGAAGAGAAAAAGTAACCGCAGTTGATGCGCTCAAAGAATAGTTAACGTTAATATCGATTATTTGACTAAGCATTTTAGTTATAAATGATTTTCTGGGCACGTTGTCTGGTCCGTAAAAAAACACAAGCGGAACATCTCTGCCCGAACCCTGAACACCCAAAATCTCGTCAGAGGTAACAGCCTCTTGACTATCTGGGAAATCAATCTCAACGTTTGACATTTCAACCACCCACCGTCGCTTGGTTGTAGTTGATTTGTGAGTCGGGCCTTGAAGTTAGGCTGTCAGATGCCAATCCATATTCCGGGTCCGTAAATGGCGGTGGTTCTTCTGGTGGTTTGTTGGTGTGCTTTAATCGTGGCATTCCAATAAGCGACGTTCTTTCAACTGGTATTTCCTGAAATGTGATATTTGCTTTGGCTCTTGTTATTTCCATTTTGGCATTTCTTCTTATTGCTGAAATCGAAAGGTCTTGAATAACAAACTGTACTCCGCGTGGAGTGCCAGTCTCGTCGTATCTAAATTGATTGGTCAACAATGTGTCAAATCCGTAGAACATGATTGGATACGGGGTTTGGGCCATTCGTTGAAGTTTTTCTATTTGCGCCGTTACTGGAAGGTCTAGGCCATCTGCGGTTGCCGGTCCATTTCTTACCGCGATTTCAAATTGAAAAGAAATTTGTAGAAGTTTAAAACTCTTCCAATCAATATACGGAAATGAGCCAGCCCTGTCTATTGATACCCATTCTCCACCAAATCCACCGTAGTTAATTTCAAGGGGAACAATGTCAAATACGTACTGATTAATCAATGCTTCACCTGCAACAAAATCATCAACGAGAGATTGTTCGGCTTCTGACCCTCTATAAATTTGATACATAATTGGCTTAGAGTTGTCAATTGAAATACCCTTACCACCAAGAATTCTTCGACTTTCATCGGCAGTAAAAAATATGTTTTTGCTTCTTTGCACAGTAATTTCTTGAATTCGACCAGTCACATAACCTTCTGGACCAGTCCATTTGGTTCCCCCAGGTGCGCGTCCACCACCACTACTTGAGCCGCC